TTGATGTTGCTCATGTTGCACTGTCGCTTTCGCGAACTCACGCAAGAACTCCTCCATACTCGTGAAAACTTTGATGGTCTTCAATTTTGCGTCGGTTTTGTTCCTGTGCATGAGTGGCTCGACCTCTTGAAGAGTGATCTCCCAATAATCGGGGAACTTCTCATCAATGGGGGGGAGTTTCTTTGGGTCAATGAACAACTTGTTCTCGGCCGCAAACTCCTCCTTAGGACGAATGTGCACAACAAACGGCAATCTTCTTCGCACCGCCAGTGGGCATGAGAAAAATTCAGCAGCATTCAAGTGTGGTACATTGGATGTAGCCAACACAAGCTTTGCCATCACCGGCGTTTTGCCCTTGTCCTCAACCGCCGCCTGCGGAGGGATATAGGGCACATTGTTGATGACATTGATGATGTCACGCACAGTCGGATCCACCTCAGGACACTTGGTCGGGTCCAACAGGGCGATATCGTCCATGCGAATGCACCACATGCTTGGATCGAAGTTGCTCCAATATTCATCCATCGGGCTTCTCGCAAACATGTAATGGTCATCAACATCCAAGCCGTGCAATTTGCCATAGTAATAAAACATGGCCTTGGTGAACGTAGACTTGGCAACACTGGATCCTCCATAAAGAAGAACTCCAAATGGTGCCTTACGTTCTTTTTGAGCAGCACGCTTGGTCAGATCCAAATTCTTCAGGAGCTTGAGGTTGCACAACTTCTTGTTCATCGCACTCATCTCAGGCAGATTCGATTTCTTCATAAACCGCACATATGCCTCTCCTTTCTCAATGGAAGCATTCAGATCGGAAGTGAAAGCAAAATAGGTAGTACCCAGTGCCTCCAGATTGGAAGTGAAATTTCCAAGCCCCAACAAGCGATCCGCTTCGCGGAACCACGATGTATAGGCCGCTTCTGTATGGACAAGACTCATCCAATCTCCAGTCACACGATACGCGCTGATGCGTTCGCAGATGGTGATGGCGGAATCAACAACAAGGGTCAACAAACCCGTCTGACTGCTGTACTCTACCCGAGTCTTCTTGTCGAGAAGCAAGAATTCCTCATCCGAGAGCTCACGACCCACTTGCTTCAAAAATCCTTGAACCAGCAAGTAGGTGTAGAGCTTGCGCAAACGTGCTACAAGAGGATTAGAGAGTGCGCTCGTACTCAAGTCGAAAAACTTCCGAGCAGCAATCACTCCATCATCAAAAGCACCTTGCAGATTGTTTGTGGAGCCAAACAATCGCATAAAGGAAGCTGTCACACCACGTCCCATAACAAGCTTGTAAGCAAGCGAAACGCACACCGCGTAATCCGCCGCTGACTCACACTTTCGGAACCAGTAAGCAATCTGGAAGAAATTCTCCAGATGCTCAGCAACCTTCTCGCAATCGCACAGAGATTCGCGCAGCATCGACATCTTCGACATCATCACTGACACGAACTCAGCACTCTCCTCTGTATCTTCAGCCTGAAGCACGAAGTCAGACATGAGGAGTTGGCGTTCACACTGCGCAACAATACCGTAAGTGGGCA